GTCTATAACTCGGATGGTTCCATCTCCAGCCTCACGCAGACTGCCGCACAGTACAACAGCGGTATAATCAGTTTGAACACCCAGAACATCAACAGCAATCATCGCTGGTATATGTGGCGCATGACATCGCCAAGTGCTTCAGACAAAGGCTCAACGATGCTCTCAGGTGATCCAGCAAACCTCAGTTCCGTTCCACAACCTGCATAGAAAAGGGAGAACCTTATATGGCTATACTCCCTATCAGAGAGCTAGGCAGCACAGGTGTCATCACGGACAAGAGTCCGTACAACATACCTATCAATGCCTTTAGTCGTGGTTTCAATGTGCGCTTTGATGAGGGCAAGGTCTTACGCGCTCCTATCTTCCGTACCGTTAAGGATACACTAGGGTTTAACCCAAGGTTTGTTTACGGCATTGTCCCCTCTGTCGGGTTTGATTCTGTCGTCATAGCATCCGATGGCTGGAACATATACGAGTACGCTAACGCTTCGGTATCTAACCGATCCGGTTCCATCACCGGCTCATCAGACCCCCGCCCCTACACAGGAACCTCTCTTGCTGATGTTACCTACATCAACAGACCAGACAGAGTACCCGTGTACCGTGGGCCAGCAGGTGTCAACTTTGCTGACCTGCCTAACTGGGATGCAAACTGGAGAGCAGCATCACTGAGGTCTTACGGTGACTTCCTAATAGCACTGAACATGACAGAGACCGCTGCCAACTACCCTTCTAGGGTCAGGTACTCTAACCTTGCACTGGCTGGCTCTGTTCCAGATTCTTGGGACGCTGCTGATACAACTAAGTCAGCAGGTTTCAATGACCTAGTACAGATCAAGACAGAGATTCTTGATGGAGCAACTTTAGGCTCTAACTTCATTATCTACGCTTCTGACCAAGTATGGTTGATGGAGTTTGTCGGTGGCGCGTTCATCTTTAACTTCCGTAAGCTGTTCACAGATGCAGGGGTTATCAATCAGAACTGTGTGGTCGAGGTAGAGGGTAAGCACTTTGTCTTCGGTGCATTTGATATCTACACACACGATGGAACATCCAAACAATCTATCTGCGATGAGCGTGTTAAAAACTTTATATTCTCATCTCTAAACAACCAAGCAGCAGATGTTTGCTTTGTTCACCACAACCCCGTGTTGAATGAGATTTACTTCTGCTACCAGAGTGGCGACCAGTATTCTCACTTCCCTGACGCTACCCGATGCAACAGGGCTGCTGTATACAACTACCGGAACAACACATGGTCTTTTATGGATGTTCCCAACGTGTCATCAGGCACTGTTGCAAACGTCAACTCTGTTTCCACATATGCAGCCAGCACAGGCACCTACGCTCTAACAGGCGGCACCTACTACCAGCAGCAAGATAGCTACAGTAGGCATGTACTTATGGTCGGGGAGTCCCTGACTGCTAACAACATCACCTCAGATAAACTTTACGGGCTAGACCTAAGTGACGCTGGGCAGATCGCGTTCCAGTTAGATGTTGAGGCTACTAAGCCCGTCTATCTTGAGCGCACAGGTATTGACTTGGATGAGGGTGGGTTAGCGGCATCTCAGTATGTTGTCGTTACACGCATCTTCCCACAGGCAGACACACAGAACTCCTCGAACACGTTGCTCAACTTCGAGTTCGGTGGCTCTGACATCCCTCGATCTACGCCTACCTACAGTTCTTTGGTTGTCTACGATGTAGCCACAGATCACAAAGTAGACAGTAGAGCAGCGGGTAGATACCTCAGTTATCGAATGACAGTATCAGACAACAAGGACTTTGAGTTGTCAGGGTTTGACTTGGACATCACACCGACAGGAGCTAGATAACATGGCTCTCAATGATAAAACCAATGTCTTAGTACAAAGCTACTCAAGAACTCAGTTCCCTGTCTTGGAAGAGGGTATGCGTAGGTACATCCAAGATGAACTACAGCGCATAGAGAACTCTATACGGACTCTAGTTCAAGCAGCAGTTCAAGTATCAGAAGACCCGCCCGACAGTCCAATCAAAGGTATGATCAGGTATGCCGTAGCACCTTGGAACCCGACAGGTTCCGGTGACGGCTTAGTGATCTACAACGGTTCGGCATGGGTAGCGGTGTAAATAAAATAACATAAAGAGGAACCATGATATGTGGGGACAAATAGCAGGAGCCGTAATTGGTGGCGTTATGGCTAACAAAGCCGCAAAGAAACAAGCTGGAGCAAACAAGTACGCTACAGACATGCAGATGCGAGGCTACACCGATGCCCGTCCTTACATCCAAGATATGTACAAAGGCGGTACAGATGCCCTTAACAATGCTTTGGATACTGGAACCTACCAAGGACCAAACTACGCTGGCATCAACAGTATGCAGGACACCGGACTGAACAACCAGTTTGGTTTCGGTAATAACGCTTATAATAATGCCAATAGCATGATGAACGCCACAGGCGGCTTTGCTAATAACTATGCCAGCCTATACAACACGGCAGGACAAGACCGCACAGCGACTGCGACTAACTATGCCAACGCAAACGCAAGTCCTCTGATAAACCGCGCAATGCGGGACAGTACACGCATGTTGGAAGAAGACACCTTGCGTAACATCGGCATGGGTGCATCTGCGACAGGGAACACAAACAGTTCCAGAGCAGGTATCGCTGAAGCTGTTGCAGGTCGTGACTACATGGATCGGGCTGCTGATGTATCAGCGGGTATCCGTAGTGATCTGATGGACAAGTCTTTCCGTGAGCAAGACGCTTCATTCAACAACATGATGAACGCTAACAAAGGTCTTGGTGCATCTTACATGGGTGCCTTTGGTATGGGTAACACAGGCATCGGCAACATGATTAACGCTGGTGGTGCTTTCCAGAAAGACGACCAGAACACCTACGATGCACAGAAAGCCAAGTTTGACGCAGACCGCGATTTTGCCATGCAGCAGTACAACTCATATAACGCTGGTATCCTTGGTCGCGCGCCTCAATCAGCAGGAACAGTCCGACCTAATCTTGTCGATCCTACAGCAGCCGCTGTGGGCGGTGCATACGCTGGGTCAGGTATTGGTCAGAATATGGGCAATGCTTTTGGCAGCTTCTTTAACCAAAGCCCTTCTGTATCCGTTGCTGGCACCAATGGGCCAAACACAGGCTTTAACTTTGGTGGAATGGGTAACAGAAGTCCTTACCTATATGGTGA